GGAATCCAAAGCGTGGTCACAACGGTGATGAACGCAATCGGTTCTGTGATCCAGACGGTTTGGAATGGCATCAAGACATTCTTCACCACGATTTTCACGGCGATACAGGCCGTGGTCACGACATATTTCAATATCTACAAGACGGTCATTACAACGGTCCTCACGGCAATCCAAACCGTGGTCACCACTGTATGGAACGCGATAAAGATGGCGATCTCGACAGTCTGCACTGCCATCCAAACTGTCGTTACAACCGTATGGAACGCCATCAAAACCGCGATTACGACTGTGATAAACGGCATCAAGACCGCCGTCACGACCGCGTGGAACGGAATAAAGACCGTCACCTCGACCGTATTCAATGGGATAAAGTCTGTCGCGACCTCGGTCTGGAACGGCATAAAGTCCGCCGTAATGAGCGTCGTGAACGCGATGAAGTCCGGGATCACATCCGCATTCAACGCGATCAAGAGCACGATCAGCGGAATCCTGAACGGCATTAAATCAACGTTCAGCTCTGTTTTCAACGGCATCTGGAGCTTTGTTTCCGGCATTGTCAGCAAGCTCAAGAATGTTTTCAACTTCCACTGGGAACTGCCGAAAATCAAGCTCCCGCATTTCTCGGTTTCCGGCTCGTTCAGTCTGAACCCGCCGAGCATTCCGCATTTCAGCGTCTCCTGGTACAAGAAAGCGATGGACGGCGGCATGATTTTGAAGGACGCGACCATCTTTGGGCAGTCCGGAGGCACGCTCCTCGGCGGCGGCGAAGCTGGCGATGAAGCCGTAGTCGGCGTGAATTCATTACGGAACATGATTAAAGAAGCCGTCAGCGAGAACGCCGGATACTCCGGCCCGCTCATCAATATCGAAACCATGAGTGTGAGAAGCGACGACGACATCCGGAAGATTTCTCAGCAGCTCAACACCCTGCTTGTCGGCAGCCGACGCGCGAAAGGATCGGTGATTTAAATGGGATTCAAATTCAACGGGAAAACGAGCCAGAGCTTCGGACTTGCCACCAGAATGACAAAAGAAAACCGCATGCCGGATTTCACCAACAACACGATCACCGTTCCCGGACGCGAGGGCCTGTTCGACTTCGGAGAAACCATCGGCGAACGCAAGATCGAAATATCCTGCTTCATCCCTCCCGGCAAGAGCGACGCGGACTTCCTCGCCCGCAAGGACGAGATCATCGCGTGGCTGAACCCGGACATCGGACTGTGTGAGCTAATCCTCGACAAGGAGCCGAACCGCGTCTACCGGGCAAGGCTCGAGAGCGGATTCTCGTTTGACAAGGTCGTGCGGAACTCCTGCACCTTCGACCTGACGTTCCTCTGTCCCGACCCGTACGCCTACGCGGAGAATGACGAGACGTTTGAAATTACCGAGGCCGGGACATTCTCGCTGAACCGGACGCTCGGCAACGCGGACTCCCTGCCTGTTTATTCGCTTGTTGCGGATCTCGGCAAGGACAAGAACGCGGTTATTACCACCAATGGCAAGAGCCTCAAAATCGACGGCGTTCTTACCGAGGATGAAGTGCTCGTCATCGACTCCTCGCTCATGACGGCAAAGGTAACCGACGCGGACGGCAATACGCTGCGAAACGGACTGCCGCTTCTCGAGAGCCTCGACTTCCCGGCGCTCAAGGTCGGCGCGAACACAGTCACAATCGAAGCCGACAGCACTACCGAGGTCACCGTGCAGTCGCTGAACACGCAGGACAAGTTCACCGGTCAGGTCCCCGCGTCATGGGGAGCGGACGGCCTGTGGAGGTTCAACGAATCCGAACCGGACGCAGACACTTGCCTTGCGGATTCGAGCGGCAAGAATAGGAAAGCATCCATCAACAAGTGGAGTGGAACAACAGCAAGCCTGCAGACAGGACACCTCGGGCGTTCCTTCCGCATAAACATCAACAACCCGTCGACCGAGCAAACATACCTGAAGGTCAGCAACGACGGCACGATGTTCTCAAATATCGGCAAGACTATTGTTGTCGGCGGATGGTTCATGCCAACGACCTACTCGGTCGGGAACACCTTCTGCCCGCTGCTCAACACCCGGCAGGGAACCGGCAACCCGATATTCTACCTGTCGCTTCACTCCGGGAAACCGCGGCTCATGCTGTACAACTCGTCCGGGACGCTGATCCTCGATCAGGATTTCACGCCGAGCTTCACGCTGACCAACGGCCTGTGGTATTTCATCTCGGCGATCATCAAGCCGGACGATCACACAGCGCAGTATGTCCTCGGCAGCAGAAGCTCCGGCGAAGTATGGGTATCGGACGCGGTCAGCTTCACAGGCGAACTCAACCGCTCCTGCACAGCAGACCTCATCTGGGGCATGCACGCGGAATCGTACTGGTACGCGGGCAACTTCGACGACTGGTTCCTGAACTGCGACTCAGGTCTTACAGCAGACGACATTGCGCTCTGGTTTCAGGAATCCCTGACCTGCAACGCCGCGGATTCCACCGCGGATGTGGACGGGCTGGCGACAGCTGATGCTGTCACGCTCAAAGCGACGGATTCCGTCTACGCCACAAGCGGCTACCTCACAACCGCCGCCGTGGAATATGGAATAACCGGAAAATGCTATGTCTCTCTGACCGCTGATACGCCGACGGGAACAAGCGTCTCCATCGAAACCTCCACTTCGGATGATTTATCGACATGGAGCGACTGGGCGACACTTGGCACGGACAACACCGTGCAGTCGGATTCCGCGAAGTACATCAAATTCAGAGTGACGCTGACAACAACAGATTCATCGGTAACGCCAACGGTAAAAAGCATCGCGCTCTCGACGCCCGGCGAATCCGCGTTCAAGAAACTGACCATTCAGGCCCGCAGCAGATGGAGGTGATTCTGTGGCTGCTGAAAAGAAACTACTGGCCGTTCTCGATCTGAACGGCGAACAGGAGGCCGTGCTCGAAAACGCCTACGACGTCATCATCACCGGTGAGATCAACGGCATCGACACTCTCGAATTCAACCTGCCCTTCCGGGACGAGAAGCGCAAATACCTCGAGAACGAGAAGCAGGTCAAAGTCGGCGACGACGCATACAGAATCAGAACAATCACCGATGAAAAGAATGAGCAAGGCACCGCCATCACCTCGGTCTATGCTGAGGCAGCATTTTACGATCTTGGATTCTCAACGAAGAAGGCTGAGATCACCTTCAACGCTGACACCGCTGACGTTCCGATGGCGTACGCCCTGAAGGATACCGGCTGGACGGTCGGAACCGTCAACAAGCGGACAAAGCGCACCTGGACATGTCAGGAGAAAAACGCGCTGGCGATTCTGCGCAAGGTGCAGGACCTGCACGGCGGCGACCTGATCTTCGACAACGCAAACAAGACCGTGAGTCTGCTCACTTTCAGCGGAACGGATTCCGGAGCGCTTTTCTGCTACAAGAAGAACATGAAGTCCATCAAGCGCGTGATTGATACGCAGAGCCTGATCACCCGGCTCTACGCCTACGGCAAGGACGGCATGACGTTCGCATCCATCAACGACGGCAAGGAATATGTGGAGGACACGACCTACACGAACGAAATCCGCGTATCGACGCTCGACTGCTCAAATTTCACCAACCCGTACCAGATGCTCGAATACGCCGAAATGCGGCTTGCGGATTACGCCGCGCCGAGGATTTCCTATGTGCTGAACGCGATGGATCTGTCGGTGCTGACAGGCTACGAGCATGAAAGCTGGAAGCTCGGCGACATCGTGACGGTCAGGGACGACGAGCTGAATATCAGCGTAAAAACCAGAATCGTGCGCCGGGAATATAACCTTCTGGAGCCGTGGAATACGGTTCTGGAGCTTTCCACCACACTCCGCGAACTTGGCGATTCCTCCTCGCAGTGGGACGTCGCCGCCGACATGCTCTCCGGCGCGGATCTGGTGGACAGTCAGGAGATGAAGGATCTCGTGCCGTTCAATCATCTGCGCAATTCCCGCGCCGACAGCGGATTGAACTATTGGGAGAACTCCGGCTTTGAGGTGGATGCCGAGAACGGCGTGTCAGGCACGGCGTCCTTCAAGTGCGAAGGAGCGCTGAATACAACGAAGAGCCTGACGCAGACAGTCACTCCGGCAAACCGCGACAGCTATACCTTCTCCTGTCAGATCGCGTCCGAGGACTTGAAGATGGGTGACAACGGGCAGGTCGGCGTGGAGGTCACATTCGAGTACGAGGACGGAACGACTGAGACGCGGTTCATCGACCTGATTTAAGGAGGCGTCTATGGCGAGCTTTACACATGTCGGACAGGCGGTCAGCCCTCAGAACGGGCGTGTGAAGAAAATCCGCATCCGCGTCTGCGTGACCGACTGCATCGGAACGATATACATAACGGACATGTTCCTGCAGGGCGGCTCCATCGCGACCGGCTGGGTGGGACACGTTTCAGAAATTCAGTGGACGCAGGACGGTGATTAAATGCCAATCTTTACGAGATTCACTGAGACGATCGACAAGAAAGAAAAGAAACGGATCGTGAGCGTATCGATCAAGCCTGTAGTCACCGACTGCACAGGAACCGTCTGGTTCACCGACCTCATGCTGCAGGAAGGCGCGATGCTCTCCGGATACGTCATAAATACTGAGACGGCACAGAAGAAGTACGCGACTGGCGACGAATATGCTGTCACAGGGAAACGATTCTTCAACGGAATCGTCCGCGGAAGCGCAACCTGCATCATTTTCAACCTCGGAAAGACCTCGACCGGGCTCGACTGGAAGATTTACCCGAACCAGAACATGAAGGCCGGGAGCGTTTCCCTCGCTCTCGGTGCCGGAGCGCACAAGGCGATGTTCACGGAATCGGCGAACGCCGGTGATGAGCTGCAGCTTCTCGCATCAACCCGGCAGTGCCTGAAAAACAGCTCGGCAACCTCGAAGGACGGCTTCTTCCAGTACTCCGCAGCCGGAGACAGCAAACACCCTGTTGCGGTCGAGGAGAAAAAATCAGCGAGACTTTATGTGGAGTTTCAGGAGAAGGAGGATGGGGAAAATACTTGACTGATTTTCGTACTTTTGTTCATGATGGGTTCAAGATTGTCTGTTATAATGATTTAAATAAAATCAGAAGTTGATGGAGAATAATCGGACATGAAAATTGAGCATATTGCCATGTATGTAAATGATCTTGAGGCGGCAAGAGATTTCTTTATCAAATATTTTAACGCTTCTTCAAACGCGGGATACCACAACAAAAATACAGATTTTCGGTCTTATTTTCTCACATTCGATGGTGGTTCCAGACTGGAAATTATGAATAAACCTGTAATGGAGAATCCAGAGAAGACTCTTACGAGGACAGGATTCATTCATATTGCTTTCAGCGTGGGGAGCAAAGAAAAGGTCGATGAACTTACTGCTCGGATGAAAGCTGACGGATACGAAGTTGTCAGCGGACCACGCACTACCGGGGATGGTTACTATGAGAGCTGTGTTGTTGCTCTTGAGGGAAATCAGATAGAAATTACAGTGTGACAAATTCCGGTTTAACCGCAAAAAAATAATTTGAAAGCGTCTCCCAACCGAGGCGCTTTTTTCATGCCCTCACGGAGGTGAGCGCCTATGGCATTGGACATATTAAAAGGCCGCGAGTGCATGGTCTGGACGTTCATGGGAAACACCCGCATGTACACCGCACTGAAGAATTACGGAGACCGTCTCTCGCAGATAGGTCTCTTTTCTTTTAAGGTCGACGCGACAGGGACTATTACCGAAACCGGCGTAGCGATCAGCGACATGCTGACGTATATCAACAAGTACCCGCATATTACGTGGCTGCTCACTGTCCGCAATGACGGCGTTTCGAGTGTGTTCACGGCACTCCGGGAAAATACGGACGGAGCGCAGGACAAGTTTCTCACTGAGCTGGTTCGGATCATGGAGAAATACCCGTGGTGCGCGGGCGTCGATATTGATCTTGAGCGCGGCGGCGACTATTCCACGCACGCCAAGTCAACGGCGATGTTCAGAAACATCTGGAACGCAGTCAAGAACTACGACAGCACGAAGAAGGTCAACATCTGCCTGCCCGGCATGAACGCTGTGAACGGTTCTGTCGGAGGCGAAAACTGGTGCATATACGCTGACCTGAACGCGTACTGCGATACGGCGGCCATCATGAGTTATGGAATGGCGTGGGCTGGGAGCGCTCCGGGTCCGGTATCTCCAAAGGACTGGCTCGACGGCATCTACGACTACGCAGTCAAAGCAATGACGCCGGGAAAGGTGTTCATGGGACTTCCGGCATACGGCTGGAACTGGCAGATTTACGATACGCCGGAAAACCTCGGCAACACATATCGAGGAGTATCCAACACCTACTACGCCGCCAAGAACTGGATGACGGGAAAGTACAACTTCACGGACGACGCAGCTCCGCAGCCGTTTATCCCGATTCTCGCGTACTGGGACGACTACAACAAGGTGCCGTACGCCTTCCCGCAGGTCTACGACTTCGCTGAAGGTCAGGACGCAAGCAGCTACAACTACCCGCTGATGGCCGGAACCTACAACCGCAGGCGCTATCTCACCGCCTACAGCAAGATGCAAAAGACCTCGTTCGGAACGGTCTATGTAGATCATGACGGCACGCCGGACAGCTATACCGGCATCGTATCATCGAAGAACGGCGTCGCGGTCATGGGTGACGAAGGAGAAGCGACCTACACCTTCTCCGTTTCAAGCTCCGGAACATACGACATTGCCGTCCGGCTCTGCTATCCATTCTGGGACAAGAACGGAATATATGTCAGCATTGACGGGACGCAGAAGCATTTCACCGAGTCGCGGCTCTGGTGGCCGTACTGGCGCAGCACCTTCTGGGCTTCGCTCGCGGACGGCATCAGCCTGTCAGCCGGAACGCACACCATCACGGTATCGGTTGACGTGAAGGGCGTGCAGTTCTACGGATTCCGCGTCTGCTCGGATTTCAGCGAGGAGCCGTCAGCAGGAAGTGCGTCGTTCACGCTTTCTCCCCGCCACTTCATTGATGTGGATGGCAATGAGTGCCAACCTGATAAAGGCTTCAAGCTCACCTGTGAAATGCTGAGAAGGAAACCAGACTCCGCGCTTATCTGGTACGAGGATTTCGAGGATTACGGCATGCTCGAAACGAACTACTGGCAGACGCTGTCCGGCTCATGGAAAGTCTGGCGATCGGACGAGTATTCCGAATCCCGCGTTTATTCCCAACTCGACGGCAGCGGCAAATTTGCATGGAACTACGACGGATTCAAGGACGTTCACCTCCGGGCGCGGCTTGCGTTTCCAGCGGGAAGCACTGGCAAGGCGGGCGTCTTCTGCGGCAGCCTGTTCTGCTGTCTCAACTACAGCAGTCAGGCCGTGGAGCTGTGGAACGGAAGTACAAAGCTCGGAAGCTACTCGCAGTCGATTCAACAGACGCCGACCGCAAGTCTCCGTACCGATCCAACCACCTACACCGTCGAGATGCGGATTCGCGGCAGCACCGTGCGCGTCTATTCCGGCGCGTCAAATACGCTGCGGTTCACCGCAACGGTCAGCGGATTCTCAGGAGGAACCGCCGGATACCAGTCTGACCAGAGGACGATCTGCGAACTGCTCCGCATGGGCGACGCGTGGACGTACGAGCCATACGAACGCTTCGACGTGACCTTCCCAGACGGCAGCGTCACCCAGTACGGACGCATCAGCCGGAGCAACTGCACATGGGACGACGAATTCCAGGTGTTCACGCTCACCTCGGATGTTGAGGAATCCACTACAAGAAGCGAATCCATCTCAATGGACTACGAATTCTACCACTCGGCACAGCTCGACCTCGAATGCGGGAAGGACTACACGGTGACGATCACGCCGAAGGACATCGACATCTGGATCTCGCGGCTTTTCCTCGGAGACGCGGACGGATTTTCCATTCTCTACTATCAGGACGTGGATTCGCTCGTCTACTGGGCGAATCAGGCGGCGTACCACTGGGGACTTCGCGGCATCGCGATCTGGTCGCTCGGGCAGGAGGATTTAAGGCTCTGGGAGGCATTGCCGAAACAGACCGACACCTCATAACTTCATAAATCACAGAGTTTTTTCAAGGCTGTCAGCGTACCACTGGCGGCCTTTCATTTTGCTCAAAATCAAAGGAGGGACATTTTGATGAAGGAATTCTGGAACACCATACAGCTCATTTTCGCGGCCATCGGAGGATGGCTCGGCTACTTTCTCGGAGGATGCGACGGGCTTCTTATCGCGCTGATCATCTTCGTGGTCTGCGACTACATTACCGGCGTGCTCTGCGCCATCGCGGACAAGAAGCTCTCGTCTGCAGTTGGATTCAAAGGAATCTGCAGGAAAGTCTTGATCTTCATTCTGGTCGGCATCGCCAACATCCTCGACATCCACGTGCTCGGACATGAGGGCGTGCTGAGAACCGCAATCATATTCTTCTACATTTCGAATGAAGGTCTTTCTCTCACTGAGAACGCCGCACATCTCGGACTTCCGATTCCCGGCAAGCTCAAGGATGTGCTTGAACAGCTTCACGACAGAAACGACAAGGAGGAACAGTAATTATGGCTATCAAGGGAATAGACGTATCGGTCTGGCAGGGAAACATCGACTTTGGCAAGGTCAAAGTGTCAGGCATCAATTTTGTGATTATCCGCGCCGGATACGGCAACGGGAACAAGGACAAATGGTTCGATGAGAACTACCGGAAAGCAAAAGCAGCCGGGCTCCACATCGGCGCATACTGGTATTCATACGCCACATCCGCTGACGGTGCGAAGCAGGAAGCGCAGTCCTGCGCCAAGGTGCTCTCAGGCAAGCAGCTTGATTACCCGGTCTACTTCGACATCGAGGAGAAGTCCCAGCTTTCGCGCGGGAAGGATTTCTGCTCATCGCTCATCACGGCGTTCTGCACGGAACTCGAACGGCTCGGCTATTACGCAGGATTCTACACCTCGCTCTCAAGCCTGAACTCCGTGATATCTGACGCCGTGAAAAAGCGGTTCACCGTCTGGGTGGCGCAATGGTCGAGCAAGTGCAGCTACTCCGGCAGCTACGGCGTCTGGCAGTATTCGTCCAAAGGCAAGGTCAATGGAATAAGCGGAAATGTCGACATGGACTATTCCTACATCGACTTCCCGTCGGCAATCAAAAACGGCGGATTCAA